AAATCAGCTGCTTCACTGCGCATACTTGAGCGCGTACTTGAGTAACCGGTCTTGTCTGCCTGGGCAGCTTTAATCCATTTCTTTGCTTTAGGGTTTGTGATTTTCTTCTTTGCAAATTTTGTAGCCCATTTAAATCCTTCCATAGTACTCTTATTATAATCCATTTTGTCTGAATTGTCAATAACTATAAAATTTTCTTTAAACAATCTTTGGAACTTACCAATGTTATTTTGTACTTCCTTCCACATTTCTTCGACTTTGTCATCAGGTAATTGTCGAGCTCTGGATGAGTTTCTGGCCAGTGCAGTTTCCAAATCAGTATTAATATACATCATTGCCACATCATAACCAGCAGACCTGGCATCACTCACTAATTTAGCAATTTTAGAATAATCTCTACCGGTACCATCAATAGTAAGACCTAATCTTCCTTTAACATATCTATCCATTTGTCGTTGGGTCAGATTCTTTGCCTTGGCTCTAATTGCTTGACCTTGAACACTCATAATGGTTTCGCCATCCATTTCCAGACCTGCAGCTGTCATTGCTCTTTCATATGCTGTGTCTGAATTTACATTTTTAAAACCTAATGTATGTAATGCAGTTCTACCTGTAATAAATGTTTTACCGGAACCAGGACCACCTGCTAAAAAGATTGCTTTAAATATTGCTGGGTCGTTTGGTCCTTCTTCGAGATGTGCCTTAAAACCTATCATAGGGAAACCTCACTTGGAATACCATTTACATAGGAAATATCTATTCCGAGGAATTGGATTAATTTTGCAAATAAGTTTTTACCTGCACTTTGAATTTTCTTTAATGCCTTTTTAACACCAGCCATAATATTAGTTAAAATATTCTTAAATTTACCCATAGCATTTTTGCCGAGTCGTTTTAATTCACCACCAATCCTACGAATCATATCCATAGGACCTTCTGCGATAAAGTCTTCCGTTAACATTGTAGATAATTCGCTATGTTGAGCCAATTCATTTATTACAATACTATGGAATGAGTCAAAACTTTCATTCGATTTGGAAAGTCCAAGTCTAAATGTAGCATATGCGGCTGACGCTGCACTACCCTTTTTAAAGGCAACATAAGGTTTAACATTTTTTGCGTATTTGGCAATGAGTGGTGAGTTGACATTATCAATACTTTGAATATCAACAGAACCAGTTGGACTGAATTTACCTAAAAGGTTTGCTGCAGCCTTGCTTGATGGTGAACCAAATTTATGGTTACCTGTAGCTGCCTCAAATACAACATGTTTTGCGAATAATGCATTTACTGCTGAGTCTTGGTTAATATAAGACTCGAGCATTTTGGTCAATTCTTTATTCTGTGCATCTTTCTTTTGAAAGTCTAATACTTCTGGAGCCTTTGAACCCTTTCTAACTTCTTGCTTTAAATGAGTCGTAGTCTCCTTTGTAATAAGGGCTTCCATTTTTGTTTCCATTGCGGATATAATGTTCTTTGCAAAACCAGCATCAGAACCTACTTCCTGCATTGCGGATTTAATAATCGCAATACCTTCTGCTGGGGAAGCAGATGCAAGTTGTGAGCCACCGGCCATTTTAAGGGATATCTTTTCTGAAAAATCAGCAGAGGCAATGTCTGTTTTGGGAGTTTTATTTGCTCTTGGGAAGTTCCAAAGTGGTCCAAGTGTAACACTACCTATACCACGGCCGGTCTGAACCAATTTTTTGGATTTAATTTTTGAATTGAAATTTTTGGCAATTGTCATTGCAGCGTCTTCGTATAGACTCCAAAATTTCATAGCAACTTCGGTTGTTTCTGGGTCGGTATCCTTATTGTTTATCTTGTTATAAGCATATACAATTATATCTTCCCATTCAGCACCAGTAGGAGCTTTACTTGCAGTGGCCATGTGAGTAAAGTTACCAGATTTGGCACCCTTACCACCAGATATTGAATAGACCTTTCCATCTGGAGCCTTAAAGTGTTTTGTAAACTCTCCACCTTGTGGTCCAGCATCTATAGCATTTTTATTAAATGCAACGACTTCGAAGACATCATCTTTCTTATAACCAGCATCTTGGAGTTCTTTAAACCCATTGCCTTTATATACAAATTTGTGCCCTACTACATACTTTGGGTCCAATATGGACCCTTCTGTAATATAATTGCGAAATCGTTTCATTAAAAAACCTACTGTTAAAAACTAATATAGTCTTATTTATAAGTTTACTACCTAAAGTCTACTGTGTCACTGAATACACTTCTCTTCTTATTGCTACTAAGTCTTTGCCCAATATCTGTCTTATCAAATACAGGACCATCGTCCTCATAGCTCTTTTTTCCGGATCTCGAGTCACCCCCAGGCCCATCTAGATTTATGTTAGATTGTGCTGATTCCTCTAGTTCATAGATTTTCATTTTTGCACGTTCGATACCAACAAGGAACCTACGATAGTGGCTGATATCACCCCAGCGATTTTTTAACTGTTTAATCATCAACTGACCCATCTCATCTAGGTATTCAGAACTGACCAAACCAAATATGGCATCAGCTGTATGTGTAATACCCATTGATTCCGATGTATTGGTAAGATCGACATCACTATTTCCATAGCCATCTCTGTTGAACTGTGATGATGTGACAATGGCACAATTATATTCCATTGCAAGACCACGCACTTCCTCAGCAATAGATTTTACCAAAGTATAACTATTTGCTGCAGCAGCGCCTCGGACTCTTGATGAGGCACATATATTAAGATAATCCAAATATATGACATCAGGCTCAAAGCCCTTTTTCATTCTCAATTCATTTAATAGATGACGGAAGTGACCAGAATGCACAGAACCAGTTGGAAACTCTTTAATGACAAGTTTACCAGTTGTTTTAGATTTGTATCTTGCAATTCGTTTATCGTAAACATCTCTAGGAATCTCATTCACCTCATCGAGTGTAATATCCATAATATTAGCATCGATACGTCTACCAATTTCCTCTTCAGCCATTTCCATAGTAATATAAAGAACATTTTTACCATACATCAGATGATTAGCTGCCATGTGACATTTGATAAGTGATTTACCACCACCAGTTGTTGCCAATAACACCGTCATAGATTTACGAGGTAGTCCGCCTTTAGTTATTTTATTGAATATATCAATGTCGAATGGAATACGCTCTTCCTTTCTGTGGTAATGCTCATATCGGTCATCATGATCTTCCAGGAAGTCGTGACCAACTGATTGGTCAAAACTGATACCTAGTGAATCAGATAGGATTTTTGGAATTTCTCCCTTGCTGACATCACCTTCGTTACCATCCAGAATGTTAATACTTCTACGAATTGAATTATAAAGGTCCTTATCCTGGCAGAATTTTTCTGTTTCAGATAATAGGAACTCTACATTGGTAGATGTATCTAGTTCGAGACTTGAAATAAGTTCAGATGTTTGGTTAAAGATATCTTCGTTGAGGTCTGTCCTATGGTCAAGAGCAATACGCAGGGCCTCCCTTGAAGGAGGCTCTTTGTATTTTTCTACGTAGTCAACAGCTGTGGAAAACAATTTCCGAAATGCAATATCATCAAAGTAATCTTCTTTTAAATATGGAAAAACCTTACGGCTGTATTCCTCATTCAGTATCAGATTCGATAGTATTGTCTTCTCGATCATTGTGTCCCTCCACATTCGTTAACTTATATTTATGCTCGACAAACAGTTTGAAGGATTCGTCCTTCATTAAGTTCTCGAAAAACTCATCATCAGATTCGATGTCTTTTGACCTGCGTTTGCTGCCAAGGACCTCACCTGTTGATTTATCAACCACATTATACCACCCTTGCGTGGCCACTGACAACCATCCACCTTCAAGTGCAAGGTCAAACAGACTGGAATATTTTTGTATTCCTGAATCATATAAAACCTTAAATGGTAGTTTTGCCTTCTCTTTTACATACCTTGATTTTTCAATGTTGATAGTAAATTTAAAGCCAGACAAGTCCTTACCATCTTTTTCCTGTGCTTTGGAAATAATAAAGATTTGGTTAGCAGAATAATAGATACCAGTACCACCTGATACAATATTCTTAGGAAATAATCCAATTTCCTTATAAGTGTGGTTTACAGCAATACACGGAATGTCCTTGCCGGTAAGTTTAGGTGTGACAATACGGAACAATGATTTTAATTGTTTCGCACGAGACATATCAGCAACTGATTTTTCATTTTCAGCATCCTCAACCTCTTTACGAGATGCAAGGTTACCGATTGAGTCAATCATTACAAATACACGGTCGCCTTTGTCAACCTCATTAAGCCTTTTGGTGATATCAAATTTTAATTGTTCGACATCCTCAATTGGAATGTGTACGACACGGTTAATGTCGATATTATAACTCTCCAAATACTCGGGAGTGATACCATATTCTGAATCATATAGTAGTGCAACACCGTCCTTATATTTGTTGAGATAGGCCTTCATACAATAAAGACCGAGTAGGGTTTTAAAACTCTTTGATTCCCCAGCAACAACTGTCAAGCCAGGAATAAGTCCACCATCGAGAGAGCCACTGAATGCAATATTTACAATCGGTAGTTCTGTTTGAATGGGATCTTTTTCCTGAAAGAAAGCTGATTTGGATAGAATAGCAGAGGATTTTACTGACCCTGATTTGAGCATTTTATCAAGCAAACTCATAATTTATTCTCCGGTTAAGATTTGTTGTAATTTATCAGCGAAAGCATCAAGCTTTGCATAACGATCTGGCCAATAGATATAGTCCTTTTCTGGATTCGCCTTAAGGTTATTCAGTAAAGGAGTAATCGCATTATATAAAAGTTGAGCCTTTTCAGCCTCAGATTGTGCAGTTGCCGAAGCAGTTTCTGCCACAGATCTTGTCTCTTGTACAACGGTTAGTTCGTCCTCGGTCATAGCTGTAAAGCCAAAATCGAAGTCTAGTATAGTTTCTGTCTTATCAGACATAATTATCTCCTAAAAGGTGGAGACCAAGGCCCGAGCTGTACGTGTAAACACGAGCTCTTTTGAATGCCGAGGTCTCCATAATCATATTATTAGCTTCTTGCAAGCTCTTTAAAGATTGATAAATCATCATCGTCATCTGATGAAACCGAAGCCTCAGCAGTTGGCGCAACCGGAGCAGATTCTGATTTTGATAGATTACTCAAATCCAAATCATCACTGTCTGTCTCAGCAGCTGTCTCAAAAGGTGCCGCGGCACTTTGCTCATTCGTATCGTTAGATAAATCCAAAACTCTATTGAGTTTAGTTTTTAACTCGGAGTAAGACTTAAAGTTTTTAGGGTCAACCATGTCTTGTAGAGAATGCTCTTCGTTCCAAACTCTTTCCATTTCTGCGTCATCATCAAATAATGCCTCAGATGGGTCAAATTCAGATTTGTCATAGTTAGGGTAACCTTCGAACTGACGAATTTTCAGTCTAAAGTTAGCACCTTCCCATAGGTCAAAAGGATTCACTGCTGATTCATCTTCAAAAGATGGATTCATCAGATCATTTAGTTTATCAAAGATTTTCTTACCGAATTGGTACATGAAAACCTTACCTTCGTTTTCTGGATTCGCTGAATCCTTAACGATATAAACATTAGCAATATACTTCAGCCTACGCTTCTGTTTTCTTGCTTGTTCCTTATCTGCTTCAACACCCGTATTCCAAAGTTTGGAATTGTACTCGGAAACCGGGTCGTCCTGGTTTAGAGTAGTTAGGGAGTTTTCGATATACCACAACCCTGTAGGTCCTTGGAAACCATGGTCCCAAATCCTTACAAAAGGCATTTCTTCACCTACTGGAGCTGGAAGGAATCGAATGACTGCGAAGCCATTACCTGCCTTATCTCTTGTAGGTTTCCACATCTTGCCAGCATTTGGATCTTGATAGGATTTTGTGGTGATTTTCTCAAGTTGAGAGTTCAACTTTTCGAGAGTATTTTTTCTGTTCTTCTTTAATGAAGAAAAGTCTTGTAGTGCCATAATAGTTCTCCTGTATGTATAGCGTTATATTGCGTTATATTGCGATTAGAAGAAAAATTCGCGGACAATGTCCTTGAACCTCTTTTCATCATATGCCAAGAAAGGTTTATATTTCTTGACAAGTCTTATTATATCATAAGCTACAATTTTGTCAACCACTTTTTTGTCCCAATAGGAAAAAATGTTAGCTGAATGAGCCAAGATGGTCAACGTTTCCAAACTAATTTCCCTTTGCAGGTATTTAGTCATTATATAAGGGTGTTGCCCATCATATGATATAAAATTTTGTTGGTAGTCCTCATAGAGTTTTCCCAAATCACTTTTGAAGTTGTAGCCTAAGGCTTCAATTTTCTTCTTCCATAGTATATATCTTTCTTCGGCCTCCTCATCGAGAAGGTCTCTGACCCAGATATCGGGTTTTACCAAAACATTGGCTAGTATGAGTCCTTGATTGTCCTCACGCTTCCCAAGTTTAGCAAAGCTGTAAGCATCATTACGAGACTGAAAGGTGTTAATATTTGCCCTTACCTTCCCGTTATACTTAAAATAATCATAGTTATCGGTAGTAAAATGTCGTTTAATTGCCAGAAACCTGACATACGTATCAAATGATTTATCACTTGCAATGGTCTGTGATATCTGGTTCATTATCTGATTCTACCATCCTTAATCCTACTGCCTCTGTGCGAATTTTCTCTTTTAATATAGAAGATTTTTTCACAATCTGTGCGACAGTTTCAATTTCAATTTCGTTTTTTTCTGCAAAGTCCACTAGAGCTTCAATATAAGGTACACCTCGTGAGATGTGCCTGCTTATTTCGTGGTGTATTTTATCTGGTGTTAATGCAACAACAGTGTTTGTAGGTTCTTCTAGTGGTAAGTCTTTAGTCATTGTGTATATTATATCCTAAAATGCTTCCAATGTCAACCATTATTTTGCATTTGTTTTTTGTTTGATTATGGTGACCATTATAACACGTATTAGTGTGTTTGTCAACCGTTATTATAAAAAGTTTATTGAGTTATAGGAGCTTACTTCTATATGTTCTATCCGACTGTCTGGCACCAAGATTTCTAAATGTTGATGTTTGACTATGACAGTTAGGACACAACAATTCTAAATTTTCTAACACATTATTATATGCATGACCGTCTATATGGTTTACTTCTAAAGCTATTGGCTTACCATTCCACTCTTCAATGCCACACGAAGAACACTTTTCACCAAACTCTTCAGTAAGCATTCTACGATTCCAACGGCCTTTAGCATACTGCAGGTTTTTATCTTTGTATTCACCTCGCTTGAAGGCTTCAATTTTCAACCTACTCTGGTAAAACCCTTGGCAACTATTATTACAATAGACGCCTGAAGTTTCTTTGCCACAATTCTTACAACTATTCATCTAACATCTCCTTTTCTTTTATTTATAAAAAGCAGTTGTTCGACAATCAGTTGCTCTACCAACTGAGCTATACCGGCAATAGTGTATATTATAACAGGTTCAGAGTCTGATGTCAACCAATTTCTTCAAATAATACGTCATTGACATATTGTTCTTTTCGCTCTTCAGTAATCCCCATTGCAAGGATTGAACTATGCAACATTTTATTCATCTTCTGATTAATGCAATATTTGTTTTGTGCGTCAGTAGTATCAATGTCTTTATTATTTGTGTAAACCTGGTTGAGGTACCTTAGATAAAATGACTGAAGTTTTACTGCTGTATCACATAATTGGTCCAATTCCTCACCAACCTTAACTGTACCAGCTGCCATCATATCAGTTGAAAATATTTCCTGAGCCCAAGGAGGTAATTCCCTTTCGCGTTTCCAACTTAAATCCTTGACTGTTTGATGAAAGTATTTCTGATAAGTGTCTGTAACTATACCATCATGAATTTTACTATAATCACAGAAAACACCACTGACCTTAGCAGGGGTAGCTACTATGTCTAATCCAAAAATCGGTAAATCAATATGTGTATGTGGAAATACATTAATATGCATCAGCCACATTTTATTC